AACTATTTGATCGATGGGAAATGCTTATATGCCACTTCTGCTTCCTACAGTTCGCTGTGCGGGGCCATAGGGTAGCCTGGTATCCTACAGGACTGGGGGTCCTGTGACCGGCGTTCAAATCGCCGTGGCCCCATGAACTAAACCTACTGATGATGATAATCTCGCGATTCTTTAAAATGCTATCTAGTTGTATATCCCATTCGGATACTTATGTTTTTCCGCCCTATGTGTTACATTCCTGTGGGGTTTAAAATCGGTTCATGCGGCATGGTTCAAGTTTAATAACTATCTAAGTTTTAGAATATATTCAAATATGATAATAGTTAATAATAATTATTGGCTATGCCACATATGTTATATATAGAATGAAAAACGAATCACAAACGTATCCTTCGCGCATATCTTGAGCCAAAGCATATAGGCTAGCTCGATTTAGTGAGTTATTCAATTATTTTTAAGTGAATAGAAGGTATTCATGTTGAAAGGGATAAATTAAATAGTGGAAGAGTTTAATCGACCCTCTGTAAAAACAACTATGAACAGGTATCGGAGGGATTTAATTGAGAAATCTATTCGCAAAAACTACCTATATTGCACTGATCGTGCTCTGCGTATTGCTGTCATCGGCAAGCGCGATAAGCACCGAGCAGCGTAAAATTTTGGAGCAGAGTGGTAATGATTATTTTAATAATCATGCAGCTATCGAACATGCTACAGTTACTGTAAATGACGATAATACGATAAATGTGTGGATAGCACCTCTCGGTGGTGAAGCATCAGGAGTGTGGGTATTGCAATCAATAGGCGCGATTGCTAATTGGTATCCCACAGCATATCATGTCTTCCCCGATATTGGTGTATTATATTTTACACTGGAGGGGAAAGATATTGGCAAACAGAGCGGCAAAGCCTTGCCTGAGTGGGCTGCAATGGTGCGATGGAATGGAGATTACCCAAATGATCTCCCAAATGATGACGATCTTCTTGATTTGGCCCTTAAGATAACAGAAAACACGAAGGAATCCTAATATATCATATTTTTATATTTAAATCCATTTCCATAATTTCTTTAGTGCATATATTGCCGCAATAATCCAAGTAAATGGAAGGGTTATTATGACTATAGTCAATTTTATAATCTCTTTTATCCAACCGAACATAAGGCAACCACCGTTCTAGTATTATTAGCGATTCAATTGAAAAACATTTCGGTATTGATTGATAAAACATTAATCTTAGTGGTACATGGCAATAATAAGTATTATTTAATCGAGAAGAATGAATCTATACCCAAAGAAGTAAAATTATATATTATTCCTGATGATCAAATTAAAACGATTACAATTAAGGCTATTAAGAGAGAAACAACGTCAATGTTTGAATACTATAAAAATTGGCGATTGACTTGACAATGAATTAAGCCGAATAATCAAGCAAATTTTGTTTTATTATATATTGATTTATTAAAAGAACTTCCCAGGCTCCTCTCTATTTCCTCATCACTTATTCCTGACTTCGCGAAGAAGTCATAAGCTATAACTTTAGAGGAGCCTGGCGCTTTTATTTTTCGAATGAGAGAAAAAACTTGAAAATTTTGGTTTACTGTTGCGCCGTCTACTTCTTCTGTATAGTTTTCAATTTGGAAGTTGTCTAGCGTTTGCATCTCGTGATATGTGCGACAGTAATATAAATTTTCTACAGTTACGCCAGCAAAACCGAAGTTAAGTAAATCGCTTTTTGTGGTAACTTCTTGAAAATAACACGGATAATAGTTGTAAATTGTGGTATCCTCGCCGGGTATTGTGATAAATTCTCCAGCAGCATCCTTAGCTTGAATTTTTAGATCGGCTACGGTCCCTTCCAGACCTGAATACGTAGCCGTAAAATTTAAAACTTCTGTGATTGCGCACGGACTTACAGCCTTTGAATGAAGTGAGCCGTCTCCATTCCAGTAATCCCATGTTACCGTTTTTTGAACCGGCGTTGCTCCATTGAGCATATTAATCGTTATAGATACTTCATTATAATAACCGTGATCCTTTAAAATAACATACAAGCTAGTAGAAGGCGTTTCAAGGGTTCCGGCGTCCACAGTTTGTTCAGTGCCATTAGGAACCGGGCCATAGTTGTAAAAAGCATCTGATGAAGCGCCGCCCGTGCTTGAAGAGATTATCATTTTGTTGGGCATATTGAATAATCTGCGCTTCATGATATGAAGACCCCCGCGCGGCGCTCTTTATAGTCTTCATCGGCTTTCAAAGCATTTTCAAGAGTTCTGAGATAATTATAATAGTATGAAGATCCTTGTCTATTCGCGAACCTGCTTATGCTTGAATCCTGGTTGTATTGGACTTTTTGCGCATTCCACTCAGGCTGCCCAGTTTGGATATAGTCCGCGATCAAATAGCTCAAAGCTCTTTTAGTGGTTACATCAGCAACGGCAGATAGATTTAAACGGGTTAGATCATTCGCGAGTTCTTCCTCAGCTTGATCAAGGAGTTCTGAAAATTCTACATAAAGTAAATCCGCAGTTGTGTTTTCTTCTGGTGTCGCTTTGGATTCTTCTTCAGTTTGCACTGATTCCACAGAGGTTAGAGTTTGCAGAGACGTTATAATATCGTCTTCAGTGACAGTCATAATAAAACCTCGGAAAAATAAGACTGCCCTAAGAAGAGGGCAATCTATATCCAATTACATTTCCATTGGTGTTATTAAACGCGAGATAAATCTTACCGTCTGCCTGCTCAAACCTTGAAGATTCAAGCGGTCCTAAGATCCTTGAAGAACTCTTTAGGATTGTTAAGCTGAGATTCCCCAGGCCCGAGCGGAAATAAACTCCCTTTTGGACGGTTACGTTAAGCCCGGCAGCGGCAGCGGCGTTAGTTACCAGAAGGATAAGACGATTGTCTTTGCTGCTATTGATTTGCATTCCAGAAGTGCTATTAAGCGTTGTAGCCGTTGCAGGGGTCTTATAAGAATCCATAACCAATTGAGTCTCATTGATTGTGGTATGAGCTTCGGCAAGACTGGAAAATGAAGCAAGCAGCATAATGAGTGCAAAAGGCCACAAAAAATTTTTGGACATTTTGAACCACTCCTTAAGCGGTCTTAGAAGCTGTAATCATTGCCAGGGCAGAAGGACGGGTTACTTTAGCGCCGAACAAATGCAACGCTTTTACAGCATCACTAAAAGCATCCTCGGGCCTGTAGGCTTCCACCTGATTGATTTGCTCGCCGTAGGTGACAGCGCCGCTATAGCCCGCTATGCACTTGTAGAGTTCGCCTTCGGTGTTCGGCACATTATTGCTTTCCAAGACAGAGAACCCCGCCACGGTCGAGACTATGCCGTTCCTGAGGGCTTCGGAAGATCCAGAGGCAGAGATATTAGAGAAGCGATCATCCTTGGCGAGCTTTCCAACCATCCACGGAGGGAGGATAACCCATCTGTTGAACTTGGGTGTATTGCTCTCATTCAAAACGACGCTCAAGTCAACCAGATAATCGAAAACGGTCGTTCCTGCGCTAGTTCCGGGCACAATAGGGGAAACATCAGTCCCAAGTTTGTTCCCTGCTGAAACGTTAACAGCCATTTGCGCGGCTACGTATTGATCAGCAACATCGCCAAGAGCATAAGCGGCTTCCTGCATAGCGCCGTCCATGACGGAAACAGCACCCTGCGCCTTATCTACATCATCAACCTCAAAGTTCGTATAGTTTGCCTGATTTATAACAAGTGTGGTTGCAGCATCAGAAAGGGTATCCGGCTCCGCAATAGCCACATTCTTAGTATAGGGCTTTGCGGTTACAGGAGCAATCCCGTTAATGTGGCAAGTGTCGCCAAGATTCTTAATATCTCCTGTGTATTCTCGATTGCACACACCAATCTGTGAATAAACCAGGGCTTTATTCAAATTCGCGAGGAGTCTAGCGGACCAGACTTCTCCAATGAAATTATCAAGTGTCATTTGTAATTAAACCTCATTAAAATTTATATTCCCGATTTGAGAGCCTTCTGTACGGCTTCCCAATTCGTGTTTATTTCCTGTGGACTCATTCGCTTAATTGATTCTCTGGTAAATATAGTAGGTTTCGTATTTGCAGGATTTGTATCGCTGCCTATTGTCGCTGGTTTAGAATTTTCTATCAATTGCTTGAATGAAGCAATCTCAGATTCCATTTCAGCTTGCGATTTCCCCGCAATCATAGGAGCCCATTCTTGAGAAATGCCAGCTTTTGAAAGAAGATCTGCTTTCAGGGTATTGAGCTTTGTAGATTCCAGCTCTCCCTTAAGGTTATCTCTTTCAGCAGTAAGTGAATTGATTGTTTCAGTATGTTGAGACCTTTCACGAAAAACTCTTTCAGATATAATACTGTCAAGTTTTTCTTGCGTGAAAGTAAGTAATTTTGGTTCTTCAGTCATTTTGAAAACTCCCAGATTTTCCACAGAAACATTTCTGTGGTGGCTCTGTAGACCATTAATAATATATTTAAATAATAATATTATTACTATATAAAGATTACGCTTGAATATAAATGATTGAAATTAAATAAGGATAAATAGTGAAGGATTATACTGATTGATAAGGTGGGAAGAAAGTAATGAGAATAAGCTTCGTTTTAGTTTTTATGTTATTGATATCGATCTCTTCAGCACAAAATAATTCCACGATGTATAAGGATAATGGAATATCTTTTGAAATTCCTCAAAATTGGAGCGTTTCAAATGTTGAGCAATTGAAAAGGATCGAATTAAATGAAATTACCAATGATCTTAAGATAAGCCTTTCTGACGGTTCCTCTTCAATAACAATTGATGTAGTGGAGATTCCTCAGACAAAGTGGCTAATGGAAATGTATGACGACGTTCCTCAATACGTGACTGGGATATTAGAGTCGTTTAATCTTAAATGGATTCTTAAATTGGATAGAAAGGGCGAGCATATATCCGGCGGAGGTTCATCTGGTTTTACATTAAAACCCGATGATGCAAGAATAACAACTTTCAGATATTCATCTGATGCCAAGAAGTGGAGCATAGCATGGATTAAGCCGGACTATGAGAATAAATTTATAGGAGTTTATGCAGACTATCAGGAATTAAATGAAGAGAAGCTTATTGGTATCAGTCTGGGCGGAAATCGCACTATGCCTGAATCACTATATATAATTTTAGATAGCTTCCATATGAGCAAAACAAGTGAAACTTAAATGTGGTGGAATAAATCTATTCCACTGCAATTTCATTTTTGAGTTCCTCAGCTTCAGGCCCTTTCAAGTTTACTATTTCGGCAATCTCTTTAGGATCTTCTGGTAAACCATCTCTCCAGCCGATTTTAATATCGGTCAATTCCACAGCATCAGGCACTTTCTTTAAAACCTCAATCTGGGAAGCTATTTTCAAGGCTTTTTTCATTTTGGGGTCTATTGATAATTTCAAGCGGTTAATTTTTGAAAGAGTGCTTATTAGTAGCCTTTTTAGAGCTGCGGAAGAATCCGCCCTCTGCAATTTGCCGCTATCCCCATATAGAATAGAGCTTGTTTCACTCAAAGCATATAGCTGATCAAGCAAAAATTCCATTTGCCTAAAAGCACTATCAAGCTTTCCATCCCAAGTTATATATACTGGCGGAGCTTCACCCGATTCAAGAGGCCAATATTTATTTCCACTGATGAATATCATTTCTCCCGTATCTGGATCTGTTGAAAGGCAAGATTCCGGGCCTGCCATATTCGGGAGACTGTGGCGGTTAAGGATTCTTGTTATTTGGCAAATTCTTAACTCTAATTGTTCAATTAATGAGTTAATATCTTCATAATCTGATTGACCAAATGGGTTATCAGAGGTTTGCAAGTTAAAGATAGGGATAATGAGAAAGTCATTTACGCCGGTGTTTTGTTCATCCTTAAGGGTTTTATATCTTGTATGAGACGATATTGGCTTAATCTGTTTGCCGATTTTGCCGTTTTCAAGCTGGAAGAGTTTGTTTTCAATTTTGCCTTTGCTATGAATTTCTGCCCTTAAGAAAGTCGTCTTTTTGCCTTCCCAATCTACTTCTTCAAATGTCCATGCTAAGACATGGTATTGAATCTTTTTAATATTATCTGGATTAACCACAGGATACCAGAAGGCAGGATTTTGAGATTCTATAGTTGCCCTTTCACCGTCAAAGCCTATTTTTATTATCCCTGGCGAATATCTTAAGGCGTCCAGGGTTACTTCATATCCTACATTATAAAAATCATTGTATTCTATTAAAGATTTAAGATACTGATCAGATGTACTTGTGGAAATGTTAGGTGTCTCACCCCAAAGCATATTGGCAAAAGTTGTAGTTAATCGCTTATGCCAGTTGAGGGAGAAGGCTAAAACGGAGCTTTCATCTTCTCTTAGGAGCCTGTTAAGGTCTCTGAAAACGCTTGAATGATGGCCTTCAAAGAGGAGCTTGTTCTTTTCATAAGATTCAAGCCTTAATTTTGTGTCTAGATCGTCCACAGGCCAGGGTTTGCCAGTTGATAAGAAATTTAAATTTGTTAACAATGAAATCATCTCTTTGGTAAGTCTACGGGCATTTTATTATAATTATGATTGAAAATTTCATTGACACCATAACGAAGAGAATCTGCTGCGTGATCATTTGCCTTAAGTGGCCTGTCAATTCCCATTTCCTGCGCTTTGGGGTCCCATTCGTAATTTTGAATCTCTTCTATTAGTTTGGTACAATTTTTATAAATATAGAGATCTTCATTTGCAAGAGCCTTAGCAGTTAAACGGATTCCATCAATTACATCGTTATTGGCAAATCCAATTCTATATTTTCGCAGGCTGCGGACTTCGTTTATAAAGCTAGAAGCTGAAGGATCAACTAGGATTTTCTGGGGAAATTTTTGATTAATAAATTTAATCAAGTCATCTGCATATTGTTTATCTGTCTTTTGTCTTCCTTCTTTGCGGCTATCGAAAAAATATTCAGAATATACGTACCACTTTCCCTTAGCTCTTCCAAAGGCCAAGAAGCAAGTTGGATTCGCCGTACCATAATCCACAGATATATAAATTTTATCAAACTTTTCTGGCAATTCGTTGACTACATTTTTATTTATATCAAATTCAGAATACACTGCACCCGTGGCATTTACCCACAACCCTAACACGTATCTACTGTACCAAAGGCCCGTATATTCTTTCTTAAGATCGGCAACGTATTCAGGATCAATAGAAGGATTATCATCAAGTGTAAAATGGAAAGATATAAGGTTTAATTCTTTCTCTCGGTCTAAAAACTTGACCTTAAGCCAGTGTCTACAGGACTCAGGATTGGCCGTCCCAAAGAATTTAGCTCCTTTGACTGATAAGCCGGAAAGCATCATATTGAAAAACGATTCAGGCCAAAGGGGTACTTCATCGCCGTATGCCCCTGATAAAGTTCTGCCTTGAATTTTATCTTTAGATTTTTCATCATTTGCGCCAACAACGTCTATTTTTCGGCCATAAAGGATTACTTCGCCAGTTATTCTTTTGTAAACAAAGTTTTTGGGGCCCACAAGCTCTGCGATGACATCCAGTACGTTTTTCTCTAAGGACTTTTGGGTCTTTCCGACCATCAAAAGGTTGCCAGGTGGGCAGGTTATGGTGTATTCAATCCAACGAATTATTGAGCTAACAGTCTTAGATGATCTCTTAGCACCTTGCCACAGGTTGAGACGTTTATTTGAATGCAAAATTGAATATCGAGCCTTGCCAACTGGTAAATCTAACATATTAATAGCACCATAATTTAAAATATAATTTATATAATAAATAATATTATTAATATTTAAAGGTTTCGGTAAAAAAAGGCCAAAAAAATTTTGAGCATTAGCGGACCGCCTTTCAACTGTCAAAAGGGGAAGCCATATAACATATTTAATAATAATGTTTATATTCGTTTTAATTTGAATTACTTAATAAGTATTAAACTTATCAACTTTTTATTTCTTATCAATCTCATAATACTTTCCCTCCCTTCGCGAAGCAAGTTCTACAACCATTTTGCCACAGATAATTATATATTGTTAATTTAATAATTTCTGTAAGGCCCTAGGATTGCAAAAGTCCTATACTTTGATAGTTTAGGACTTGGGCAAAAAGGTCTTTTACTTATAAAGTAGGTGACTTTGCATAGATTTAAAAACTTATTAAGATTAAAATACTTATGAAGTAATCATCAATTATTAAGGTCCATTAGAGTTTATAATAATCGAATACTGGTTTAGAATCGCATACTTCACATCTAGAGCTAAAACACTATCAGAAGGGCTTGAGATTCATTCACAAGTGATTATGAAATTAAAAATAGTTCAATATTCTCTATCATCGGCTCCAGGATTATACGATTACGATACTCTAAGGAATAAACAAGTTAGGTGAATATAATTTGACATAGCTTATGAAAATAGATAATTTTAGAATATATAATTATATGAATACTTATCTAACTCCATAAACTTATTAAGAAGATGGAGGTTTAGCCTTTTCGGGCTAAACCGGCCCGAGCCATCAGGCGAGGTAGAGCGAGCCTAACAAAGGCGAGCGTTAAAGATCGGTAACGGTTATCGCTGGCAAAGGCTCGGGAAGATTCTTTTCTACCTTCTCATCTTCCTTCAACTTCTTCATAAGTCTTTCAAACTCAGATTTAGCATCTTCAAAATTATCTAAATTATCTCCAATAGAATTTTTAGCAATTAATTGAACTCTTTCAAGCATTTTCATTAACTTATCCAAATCTGATAAATTATATTCTTGTTTCTTAATAATAACATCAAGCTTCTTAATAATAATAGTCAGAGTTTGCGATGCTGCTTGATAAGCTTTTCTTTGGAACTTTTCGTATTCCGCTTTAGGATCTTCTATATCAAAATCTCCATCAGAAAGTTCTAGTTTTAAAAGATAGGCAGATTTTTTATCTTTCCATTGACCTTCGCGAATCTTCGTATGAATGTAATCGACACTACAATCAAGCATCTTGGCTAGTTCATTTGGCAAAGGCCAATGTACTTTTCCATCTTCATTCTCAATTCCTCTAACATATTGCATCTCAATAGAAGCCCAATCATACTTTTGAGGCATATAAAATAATCACCAGTTTTATAATTATTAATGTTTAATATTATTTAATATATATAAACCTTGCGGCATGTTTAAGCTTGATATTGTCCACAGGAGTTGGGTTTACTATCTTTAATCTTAAACCACAATCTAGAAGGCTTGAAGTCTTTGTGTCTTTGAAGCCTTCAAAAAAACCACAATCTAGAAGGCTTGAAGTCTTTGAAGTCTTTATTTTCTTAAAAGAAAAGAAAATAAAAAGAGAGGGAAGAGGAGACCCTGTGGAGATATAGAGCGCAAAAAAGAGGAAAGTTTTAGAGATTCATCCCTTCAAAGACTTCAAGCCTTCAAAAAAGCGATAAATCGATATCATTAGGCTTTGAAGTCTTCAGAAGGCTTCAAAATGTTAAAGACTTCAAAGCCTTCCGATAACGATTATTACCATGCCTTATCTAATGACTCATTAATCTTGTCTAAAGCTTTTATAGTATAGTAATATACCCCGCTCGTTTGCCTCTCATCAACTATTACATCTATGCCAGAATTCTTAAGCCCCATCATAGATTCTTTGATTTTATTTCCAAAAGCCTTACCTGTTTGAGGCCACATCTTTTCATTAGGATAAGAGCCATCTTCTTTAGTGTAATAGTCTCTCAAACATGCCGCAAGCTTTGAAATCGGGCCATAGAATGTATAAGGCTCATACTCATCAAAGCGATTCTTTTCTCTATCGTACTTAGCTCCATTCTCAAGGCTCTTAATATATCCTACCAATGAATTTATCACAGGGCTTGCAGTTATATTTTCTGCGGACTTCTTGCCTTGTGCCTCATTGTAAGCTTTGATAAATGAACCATTATTTTCACCCCATACACGTGATAAAGCTTCCCCCATAACGGCAAAATCTAAAAGTCTAGGAGCTTCTTCAAGTTTAGATACTTCTTCATAAATCTCATCAATATTACCAAAAGCCTTTGATATAGAACAATATGCACCTCCTAGAATATCAGGAAGATCTTTTTCGAAGGCTTCATCTAGGATAATCTCAGGCTTCCTTTTATTATCCTTATCAAAACCTTTTAATTCAATAGGGATCATTCTATTTAACAAATCTTCATTTAAACTATCGTTCGCTATTGAAGTCATAATAATAGCGCTATTCAGATTTAATAAAGCTTCTTCATCATCTGAATATAGTTTTCTGGTTCTAAAACATCCTCTTGTAACCGCTATACATAGCAAATCTGAAAGTTCGTCGTTAATTCTCTTTCCGGTATTATCAAAGAGCACAACCTGAGAATTATTTAGAATTACTGCCAAGTCTTTTGCTTCTTTAGGAAGAGGAGTTTTATCGCTTCCATTTAGATCTCCCTTAATCGGGTCTACAATTTTCTTTGCATATTGACCAGCCTTAGTTTTTCCGGCGCTAGTAATACCTGTAAAAGATAACCAGGGTTGAGCAATAGACTTATTCCTAATTCTTGGAATCATAGCCGCGCAAATCCAAGTTTTAACAAGCAACCTGTGGCCTTTATATCTTACATTTATATATTTAAATATCTTATCAAAATCTTCAGGCTTTGCTTGATAATTTGGTTCCGCAATCTCTTTTTGTAGGCTAGTTCTTAGGAATATCGGAGGAAGATCAGATTTTATAAATCCATCTTCATTAATCTTAATTCCTGTCCAATCAGGCCCGCAAGAATCAATCCAGGCTGAATCATTATGCCAAGTACATCTAAATCCAAGTTCTAAAGGATAAAGGTCAAATCCCTTAGCTTCTGTAATTTTCTTTGCAGTATATTCAATAGCTAATAAGGCATTCTTAAATGTTTCATCATCCCTCAAAGTTATGCCATATCTCTCCTTAACTTGACCAAAGAGAAACATTTTAAAGGTTTTATTTTTCGGATTAAGCTTTATCATTTCAAAATGATCTTCAATTCTTACCCACAAATAAGGTTCATCGAGAGAAGTGTAGATTAATCTAGCGTCTTCATCTTTATTGACTAGATAATCAATAACCTCGATTAAAGCATCCATTGCCTTAATGGTTTTATTCCGTAGCTGAGATCCTTTATAATGCTCTTTGACTCCCTCAAGAGCCTTGATAATTGTCATTTCTCCATAAGTTCCCCATCCATGATATTCATCCCATTTTGGGCGAATCAAACCACTTTGCCGGAAAATACGATCTATTTGAGCTTTATCTTGAGTCCAAAATGCTAAAATATTGCATAAGGCTTGATCAGCTTCGCTATGAGAATTATATCCTGAGGTATCCCCTGAAAATAGGCTATTGAATTTTTCCCCATCTTTAGCGTTTCCGGCCATCTCTATTAGCTTCTCATCTTCTAAAGTAGGGGATACGGCGGCAATATTTCCCTCAACCGTGGGCTTATCAGAGCCAAAAACATTGAAATGTAGTTTTTTAACTTCATCCTGATTATCTGCAATTATACAATATTCTTTTTCGTTATATTTCAAAACATTTCCTGTAATGGTGAAAAATCGTTTAGAGTCATACATCTCAATGTTTCCCTTTTTCCTTCCTTCCATTGGAAGTTTAGCTTTAACTATGATATGAACTCCCTTGCCACTTGGAGATATTTCAGTATAGCTATTTAATGAATGTATAACATCTAAAGCCCAATCTTCAATAACTTCCGTTGTTGGATCGCGGCAATTATCAAGATCTATTCCTGTATATGGATCGCCGCTAGTGAATACAAATCCCAAACCATAATAGAAATCTTTCTCAATAAACTTTAAAGCATCTTCAAGGCTACTCCAATTTGATGGTTTTCCTACTGATCCTAATGGAATCTTTTTGCGTTTTTCATTCGCATTCTCTTTATGACGTTCATAGCCCCAATTTAGAAATTGCTTCCTATCCCTTAGTTCTTCAGGAATATTATTTACGTAAATATCTCCACAGAAAGATTTATATACTTTGTCATCTATATTACTATTTGCCTTTTCGGCACTCTGGGAAAGGTCTCTTGCCATTCCTTTCCCATCACCTTGAACGCCCATTTCTTCAAAACATCTTTCAGACATTTTTTAAACCCCACAAACAAATATTCACAATATGCAAAAATAGCAAAGAGACAGCCTAAGCATATTGTGAAAATATATTCAAAAACTTTCCATCAATTACCTTTAAGCTTTTTGAGTATCTATCTGTTTAACCTCGCGCAAAATCATCATTCTTAGCCATCCTGATTGTGATAAGCCGTAAAAATCAGCTATCTGTTCAAGAGCTTTTTTAACACGCGGTTCAAGTCTCATATCAAACGTTGTCGATTGTTTAACAATTCGCTCTGTCATATGCAAACCTCAATATAATTACTAAGCACATACTATATAAACATTTGGTTTTAATATAAATTCTACTAATTTAGTAATTTTTTTCAATTGGCGATAAAAATACTCAATTAAGTTAGTTTTCACTTTCGGACACCTGCCGCTCGCGTCTAATTCTATCGAGGCCAAAGTATTCATGGGTTATCATCAAATCTATGAATGCTTTCACATTGCAATAGCCGAATTCTTTCATTAGTTTTGAAATTCGATTCTTTTGACCTTCTGTCAATTGAACGTCCGAATAATCGATCATTTTAGTTACCTCATTAACAATTACAAAGTATGTTTGAGGTATCTTAAGCGTATATTTAAAAATATGAATTAAATAAAAATAAAACTTTTTAATATTATTTAAATTTAAGAAATATAATTCTCATATCGATCTCTTTTTATTGGTATCCCAAATTTTTCCAGAAGAGTCCAAGCAGCCAAACCACTAACTTCAGCTATGGGATCAGATCTTGCCACTTCCTTGAGATCATCAATTACCCTTGAATCTCCAAGTTCGCCTAGGATTTTAATGACTTTTATGCGTTTATCTTTATCATTTTTATTACTATCTAACTTCTCCATTAAAACGTATAGAACAATTTCTTTCTCTTGGACTAGATTCTTGATAGTGTTTTTAGCCTCTTTTCCAACTCCATAATCATCAGTGTTTTTAACGTATAACTCAAGTGCCTTTTCAAATTTATCTTCTATCTCTTTATCGTATTCATCCTGCTCTGTTGCCATATTTTCATCACCAATTTTTAGCATTCTTTCACAGCACTAAGAATTTTTCGTACTTATCTCTTTTCATTTGATCTGAGACTATAATATATCTCAAGGTTGTGCGAATATCGTTATGACGTAATAGGTGACGCACAACGCTTATATCAGCTCCATTGGCTATCATCATAGTAGCCGTTGATTGCCTCGCGAATACATGACATCCGCCTCTTTTCTCAATGCCTGCCCTTTTCTTATACGTTGTAAACATATGATGAAGATCTTCCCTTCGCCAAATATTTCCATAGTCGGTATAGAATAGCGGCTTTCGTCCCTTAATCTCTAGCTGTGGCCTTATCTCTAAATATTCCTTTAAAATGCTTGCGCATTCATCGGAAATGAATACTATTCCATCCTTGCCGCCCTTGCCGCCTCTGACCCTGATAGTAAGGCTTTTTAGGTCTATATCCTCATCATCCAAGTTGCATAACTCTGAAGCTCGCAGGCAGCCGAAAAACAAGGTTTTTAGCATCGCGAGATGCTTAATGTTACAAATTACAGAAAAAATTTTATTTATCTCTTCCACAGTGAAAAAGTAAGGGATGCTATTGTTAGGAGTTATCCGGGCAAAATCAACTTGATCGCCTAACATCTGATGATAAGCCTTGATAGCATAGCCGTATTGGTTCAAAGTACTTCTGCTAAGATTCTTGGTATATAGATAGCCACGGAATTCTTCTATATCTTTAGCCGTTGGTTTAATAGCTTTTGAGAATTCAAGATATCTGTGGACATTACCGACATACCCTTCAATAGTGCTCTCTCTGAAGCCTTTGTCCTTTAAATAGCGACGGAATTTGCCTATTTCTAAGCTGTAATTCTTTTCGGAAATATTTTTTAAATTCCAATCGATATTTAGTTTCGAATTCTTCAAAGCTATCTCATCCTTGCCATATTTTCAAGCGTCCGATTTCTGAATAAGATTGAGACCATTGCTACAATCCTGTAAACCATTTCAAAGAAAAGTTAGAAAATCAACATCAGTAAGGCACAGTTCAAAGCTTGAGACCTGTTCAGGACTGGGGGTCCTGTGACCGGCGTTCAAATCGCCGTGGCCCCATAAAAGGACTATTCTGATACTGGTTTTAGCTAATCTTCTTGCTGCTTGGTCTAGTTCTATGCCTGGTCTTAATATATGAATTTTAGCGCCACATAAACAGGAGTTAT